TCAATAATGTCTGCTCTTTTGTATTTCTTAAAGAACTCACCCTTTGTGCCGGTTCCCATCTTCCAAAGTATCCTCAAAGTAAAACCGAGCAGGTTTCCCTCTCGGTTCAGTTCTATTATCTTTTTGCAGTTATAGTTTAAAAGTACCATTGCAAGTTCTTGCCTTAAATCATCCTGGAGTTCAACCGGCTTAATCTTACTCAGTAACTCAGTTACCTTTGGATTCATATACATTGATTCAATATATTTCCTGCAAGCTTTCACAGTAGTTTCATAGTTAGATTTGTAAATATAACATTTATTTCAATACTCCAAATTTATTTTTACATTAAAATAAAAACTCCCAATGTAGAAACATCAGGAGAAATTTAAAACAAGTATAAACTATACGAATTAAAACGAATTAAAAAGGTAAATCAGCATCTTCAGTTTTTGAAGATATTAAACTATCATCTATTTCTTTTGACTTGCTCTGATAGGTTCCTACATAGGTATCAAGTTCTATGTAGTATTTCCCTGACTTAGCTTTCTTGATGTCTAAGTTCATCCAGTTGTCTTTTGAGAATTTCTCAATGAATTGAATAGCTGCATCAGCTTTGATAGTCAGTTTGCCCACTACAAAGTCAGGAGCATTGTCATTTCTTTTGAAGTTAATTCCTTCGGCAAAAGTTTTGTTTGATTCCATTGTGATTGATTTTAATTGATTTATTTAGTTATTTATTTAGGTTTAAAGTTCTATAAATTTTACCATCTGACCAAATTTTATCTTGGCTTTCTTGGTATAGTTTTTTGACTTCTTCGGTCTTTTTAAATATAGGATTTTTATCTAAGCAGAAAGCATAAATGAGTGGAGCTTCATCTGAATAGTATGATTTAATAAACTCATCCAATAGATGATATTCATTCTGCTTGAAGTTTGGACTTCCTTTGACCTGGACAACAAATATCTTAGCTCCCTTCTCAATTACAAAATCAGGGATATTCCTAAGTATTGGATTCAAGTTCCAAAAATTTTTAATGTCCCTTTCAAATCCAAACTTTTGACAATCCCATTCATTCTCTGAACACCATTTTTTGAATAGTATTTCCCCTTTGTTGTTTTCAGGTTTCATCCTGTCTTGATAGTTGCTTTGATTATTTGCACTCATATTAATCAAGTTTATTATTAATGTATAAGTCAAATAGTTCTTCAGTTGTCTTTACAACATACATTCCATTTCCCCCAATCCATTCATAAACTCCCCCTGATCTATGTATAAGGTTGTAGTGGTTTCTTGCTAAGGTTTCTGCAAAGTCCTTAATTTGAAAGCTGAGAGCTCTTTGCTTTTGTTCTTCAGTAGAGTTATTTAATTTGTCTAATACTGATTCAAGTTTGTTTTGTTTTGTTGTTGTAGTCATTGTTTTGATTTTTAGATTGTTTTGATTTTATTTGATTTTATATTTAGTGATTATATCTTCAAGTTCAGTTCTGCTCCATTTGTATGTTCTGACATCTGATTGCTTCTCCAGTTCCTTAACTATCTTCTCTCCATATTTCCTTACTAACCCCATTCTATACTGAATCAGGTTCCCACTCAAAAACATATTGCATCTTACACATTGGCCATTTACATTTAGCTCTTGGAATGTCAAAGCTGAGTAATGTCCTGAGCTGAAGTAATGACCTGCCTGTTCTACTGGTCCATTACAAGAAATACATCTTTCTTCTTTGTCCCTATTCCTGATCCACTTGTTGAAGATGTCCTGTGCTTTCTTCTTTAGCTTAGGCAGTGGAACCAACTCAGTTGATTTTGATTTTCTTGTTGAGCTTTTGGTACTTTTGGATTTCATCTAATACTGATAATTTTTGATAAAGTTGTTTAATGTCGGCAACAGTTACATCATCTATATTTTCAAAATAATAGGACTTCTCTTTTCTGAATCGGTTAAGCTTTCCGATTGCAAACTTGTCAAAATCCTTAGCTTCATAAGCTAATTTTGATTCATACATATCAGTAGCCAACCTGTACAAAGATACTTTTCTTTTTTCAGTTTGATTAATGTACCCCAATTTAAGCATATTTTCAAAAATGTAAGTTGGTATTAATACTAAATTTCTTCTGCTTAAATCAGTCCTATTTAGGTATTCCTCAATATCTTCTTGAATGTCAGTTTTTGGGATGATTGGTTCCGGTGGTTTTACTTCCCTGAGTTTAGAATTTAATTCAATCAGGTACTTACGATACCCATTCATAATAGAATTTAAACTCTGCAAAGTAAATTGATCATAAAACTTGACATCTTCACAATACATTCCTTCAACATAATTCTTAAATGCCAGTACTAATTCATCCAGTGTTCTTTGTTTGTATGTTGCCCTAACATAAGCAAATAGAGTTTTGGACTCCTGGACATTTGGAGTGTGTTGTGGCCTAAGTCCAATCATAAAGTAAATGATTCCAAACTTTGCTGCAAGCTCCTGATCAGTTGCATCCTCAATCTTTTTTGATTTCATTGCTTCCATCACTGAACTGACTTGCATAGTTTGTGTAGAATTCAAATCTTTCATCTGCTGTGGTACGATTTTTTGTAGTTGATTTGCTAATTGATTTGCTATTTGTTCCATTGTTGAAATTTTGATTTTTAATCCAATTTACGAAATGTTGATAAACTGAATGTTCGTTATGATAAAATTTTGTTCCTGTTAGATTTTGAAGCTTGAAAACATCCCACATTGAATTGACTTGGTCAGAAGTAACATCTATTTGCTTTGTAATTTTAGTTTGTTCAATTATTGATTTATTTAAATGATTAGGCAAACCATTAAAATCTTCAAAAACAAATTTTTTCCCTATTATATTATTAAATACTTCTTTACCTTCTTTACCTTCTTTAAGTGTGTTCACCAGTTGTTCATCTGTTGTTCGCTTGTTGTTCACTTGTTGTTCATCTTCAGAAGTATTGTCTTGATAACTATCATAGTTACAAATAGTTATGATACTAAACTTGTTGTTCGCATCTATTTTTATCTGCTCTAATTCTTCAAATTTCTTTAATGAACGATAAATCATTGATCCATTCATATCAAGTTCTTCTTCAGCAGTAAACCTACCAAATATCATCTGACCTCTTTGAAGCTCAATAGTTGTAATACCTGCTCCTGAAGTAAATGGAACATAAGTTTTTTTGAAGTTAGCTTTGATTAATAACCATAACCAAACCTTTAAATGATTAGGATTAGCAAAACAATAAGAGTCAATAATTGCCCTATCTAATTTAATGAATGCCATTATTTACCTCCTTTAAATTGACTAAGTGATAAATGAATTTCATCCATTAAAGCTTCAGCAGTTTCAATGTCTAAATCAATAGTAAACTCACAATTACCATTTAAACTAAATCTGAAACAAATTTCTGTATCTTTTGTAGGATAACAATCAATTGATTTTTCACAATCTGAATCTTGAAATAACTTTGTTATTGGCATAAAATAAAAAAGGTTTACACTGGTAGAAGCAATGTAAACCCTTTAAGGTTGAAATAAAAAATTTCGGTTTGGCTTCTACTTCAAAACGAAATCGTTCCCAAATATAAGATTTATTCTCTTACCAAAAAAACTTTTTTTCTTTTTTTCATCTTTTGAAATTGGTAATATTTATCGGTATATCTGAAGTAAATGTCTGAACCATATAAATCAATATGAATCTGCCTATACTTCTCCCTGAAGTCCATATCAGTTTCACAACGATTAGATACATTCCTGATTGAGTTCATTACTGTTGTATGATCCCTATTCCCAAGTAACCTTCCTATTTGCTTTAAAGACATTATTAGAATCCTATCTGAGTAAAGGATATCTGAAATAATATATCTTGCTACAACATAGTTAGAATGTCTATCAGTACCCAATGTTTTGCCTACTGGAACCCCAAGTAAGTTGCAAACCTTCAAGATGATATCATCCGGTTGTAAGATGTTCACTGATGGTGATAGTGTATGATCAGAACAGGGAGTGCAGTACTTTTCTGAATACCAATTAATTTGTCTGCTTGTCATTTCCTAAAAGTTTATCATTAATAAATCCGGTTCCATTTCCCCCAACTTTATTTAGGAAGTCCACTTCAACCTTTGCAGTATTGATAATTGTTTGAGCTACATCTGAAATAGCTTTTGCCCTGTCTATATCCATTGGTTCATCCTTATCAGCCAAAGCTTCAATGGTTGCAAATAGATGGTTTCTTAAATCTTCAATTTTGTTTTTCATTTAGTTTCTTTTTTAATTTGTTGTTTAATTTGATTAATGTTCTTAGTTCCGGTGGGTATTGTGTTAATCGGTTTCGGTGTATTCCTTCTTTTCTGCTGATAAGTTCAAGATTGTTGATATCTACATTTTGCTTATTCTTATCCTTAAATACTATGATCATTCCAGGTGGGATTGGTCCATTTACCTGTTCCCAAACTACCCTGTGTTTAAGCTTGAATTTCCCTTCAGCAACTCTGACTTCAATATATCCATCTTTAGACATTCTCTCATAGCCATTCCATTTTGTGTTATGTGGTTTGTTGCCTATTGTAAAGAAAGTTAGTTTGCATTTGTCATATTGCTCAGCATTCATTTTCTTGCCTTTGTTCGGTGGAATGAATCCAGGTTTAAATCTTGCTTCCTTACCGGCAATCTTTAATCTAATTGCTTGTCTTTGAAGTTCCTTCTCCATCCATTCCTTAGATTTCTTAATCTTGAATTTTGATGCAGCATTATAAACTTGTCTTGTTGTGCAATTAAAAAGCTTAGCAACATCTTCTGCAAACATATCAGGATAAGTTTGTCTTAAGAGCTTGATTTCATCTTCAGTCCAAAACTTTTTAAGGAATGTCATTATATTGATTTAGGAGTTTGTCAATTTCTTTTCTTACCTGATCCTTATGTTTATACTTCACATAGTAATAACCCTGCACTTTCTTTTCTTCAAATGGTTTGATTAACCAGGGCTTAGGCCTGTACTCTTTATCTTTTTTTATTTCGGCTTTTATGGCTTTTAGTGTCGGTTTGTTCATTTGTTATTTCTTTAGGGATAGGAGCTTCAGAAAGATTGTTTTCATTAACCCAAAATTTGTGTCCAGCTTCATTCTCAACTAATCTCATATTGATTGAGTAAGTGATGATTGTAACCTTATCACCTTTTAGGCCATTTACTTTCCTACTGGAAGCTCCTACCTGATTGTTAATTAAATATGCTATTTGCATTATTTTTTAATGTTTGATAATAAAAGTGTTTCAACTTCTTTACTGATTTTGTATTTCAATCTTACTTTGTCAATAGTTCCATTATCTAATAGATAAGCTTGAACCTTTGCAAATTCATCACTGTTCTTATTTAACCAGGGTAACTCTGCTTTGTCACTATTATTTGAAGATTTGTGACTACTATTCCCTGAAGCTGAATTACCATCATCATCTTCATCAATATTCAATCCAAGTATAGCAGCTAAAGCATATCTTCTCATATAAGTTATACAACTACCAATGCCCTGTGGATCATTCTTTACCGGCTTCATTGTAAAGTGGCTACCAATCCATTCACCTGATTTGTGCATAAGGATTGTACTTAGTCCATTCTCACCCATTGGATGCTGACTAAAGGATAAATCTGATTCAGCTAAAGGGATTTTAATTGCATCCAAGATATTGCTTAAAGATGCATAAGTAGATTTAAAGAAAGGATTTTTAGCATCCTTCTTAATCACATCCATTTTGATGTGGAATACTGCAAGAGCAGTAGAGATGTTCTTAATTGATTCGCTTTTTTTCATTGTTTTGATTTTTAATTGTTTTGTGATTTATTAAAAAGATTAGAATGTCTAAGATTGCTAATACTGTTACATACCATATAACAAATATTATTAAAAAGATTAGCAGTATCAAGATGCAATAATGTTAAGATGATTAACTGTGATTTGGAACTGCTGCAAAAATTCTTCTTTAGTAATGGGTGTGCCTGTTTCAAGTAACTCTCTAACTTTATTAACTGTGAACTCATCAGGATTGCCTTTAGCATCTAAGATGTAATAGTTGTCAATGGCTTCTTTGTAAATTGATACCATTCCCGTTTCATAGATTTTGTAATAAGAACCTCTTTTTGATTTGTAATAAGCAGGAGTGTCAAACTCTACATAAGATGTTTTGCTGATTGTGATAGGAAGTTTCATTTGATTTAATTTTTGATTTGATTAATTATTGTTTAAAAAAATAATTTGTCTAAGATTTGGTTTCCAAATAGGCAGATTAAAATAATAATTGTGCAGGTAATTGATGCTTCAAGATTAGAAGCTTCTGTGTTGTTGTTTTGAATTGGTTGCTTTTGCATTTGATTTTGATTTAGATTTTTAATTGTTTTGATTTGATAGAGCAAATATAAAGTGAATTTATTTCTAAAACAAAATTATTTAGAACTTTTTTTAAAATATTTTTTCATTTTATCATAACTCATTGATAATCAGTATATACTATAAATAAAGAAGCCAGGGTAAAAACCCCGGCCGTTCACAAAACTAAATCAAAACACAAATCAAAGTTATCTAAAATCCTTAATCTTCTTCATCATTCTCAAATAGCTCATCATACATTTCAGATAAGCAAATATCAATAATCTTAATAGCTTTTCTTTTAATTCTCTTAATTCGTTTTTCATCTTCTTTAGATATTATAGCAGTATCAATATCTTCAACTGCTGATAGTGCAAAATAAGCTGAGTTGATATATTCACCGGCAGTTGTGAACTCAACAATTCCTTCTTCAAGCATTTCGGTTTCATTCACTGGTTCTGCTTCCTGAATAATCTCAGCAATTACTTCTTTTATTTGTTCGTTAATAGGATTCTCCATAATGTTAGATTTCATAAATAGGTTCCCCTTCAAACAAATCAGGGAACTCCAAAGGGATATCAATTTCAGTTTCCATTGTTATTCTTTAAAAGTTGTAAATCAGGCCTATCATCATCTACTCTCCTACCCATTTGCTTTTCATTGATCCTTTGTGAGTTTAATCTTCTATACTTTTTGCATAAGCTTTCAAGCACTGCAATCTTTTCGGATGTTGGAACATACTCCAATATTTTTTCAATCTCTCTTTTCATTATTATAATGTTTGTCTATTAATAATATCCATATCCCTGAAATTACTACAACAACAATAAATTCCATTAAGTAAACTTTCCACATTATTTATCAGTTTTTGTATGAAATTTGTTGCAGGTATTACATCTTAATTTTACTTTTTTAACTCCTGTTGCAGATATTAAAGTTCCTGCCCTTATCAATTCATCTGAACCACATTCAGGACAACTTCCCCTATCCTGACCAAATCTCACTCCATAATGTGTCTTTGGTTCTATATGGCCGGATAACTTTTTGTAAACCTTCTCAAGCAATATTACATCCATTTGACAATACTTAATCATTTTATCCAATGATTTTTTGCACTTATGAAGCACTATATCCTTCCATAAATTGTAATCAGTTTTTATCTTACTTCCAATCCCTAAGAACTGAGCAATATAATTCAACCGGTTAGAATTGAATCTGAACTTTTGTCTGCTCACTTGAAGTGTGTCAATGCTCTTGTAAGTTGGGAACATTTCAATATTATGGAATAGGCACCTGGTTCTTATCCAAGCTAAATCAAATTTTATCCCATTATGCCCTATTAGCTCATCAGCTTCATTGGCTACTTTAATAAACTTCTGAAGTAATGTTTTATCACATTGTTTGGAATCCCAATGAGCAAACTCAACACTCTTATCATCTTCCCATTTCCAACAAATACAAATAATAGCTCTTTCCTTAATGATACTTTGATAATCTATGTTTTTTTTATAACCTGCCTCCCAAAACATTCCTATATTGGGACTCACTTCAATATCGAAGTACAATCTTCTTCTTTGTGTCCTTAGTTTAGCTTTTGCTTTGTTTTTAACAATCATATTGTAAAGTATAGATTTGCTTCTTCTTTCCTTCTGCTTACAAGTCCTTTAAGAACCTTTCCACTTGCAGTAATGTACTTCGTTTCAAACCAATCCCTTATATAACTGTCCTTTGCTTTTCTATTGACTAAGTCAAATAAAGTATCTGATCCCCCTGTATTCCAGGTATGTGATACTAAAGCATCAAACTGATTCTGATTTAAAGATAGTTTAATTTTCTTATTAACAATGTTTTCAAATTTTGGTAACAAATTCTTAAACAACTCCTCAGCTCTTACCTGAGTAATTTTATCCCCTTCTTTAACCTTACTCCCATCCTCATAAAAAGTATTTCCAAATCCAATAGTCCATTTACCTGCACTGCATTGGTAACTTGTTAGCTTACAAGATTCCCACTTCTTAATTAATGCTATTCCTTTTTGTCCGGTTGTCATAGTCATTTCTTTTTAAACAGGTGAGCAAGTAATGAAACTATCAAAGCCAATAAAAGCCAAATATTTAACTTCATTGACCTGTCATATCTTTTATGTGATTCCTCTCTTTCATTCTCTAAATACTTGATTGTGTATTTATCAGCAGTAGAAACCATTATAACTGTATCGTGGATTGCAGGGAGATTCTTGTAAATGGTTCTATACTTAGTAACTAAGTCCTGACATTTCTTTAATTTGACAATGGTGTCAAATTTTGTTAAAGTATCATAAAAATAAATACTATCTATTTTTAGACCATTTAAGCTATCTATTTGCTTGACAAAGGATTTGTATTGACTTGAATCTGAAGTGCCTTTAAATTGAATGCAGGGATACCACAATGAGCTTTTCTCAGCAACTAATTCAGGATAATTAATTTGTGCCTTATTTAAAGACCTTTCAGCTTTCTTTTGGGTATAACAACCTGCTAAAAAAAATATTGAAAAAATGATTGTAATTAATCTCATTGTATTATTTTTGTCCTGATCATAGGATTTGAGATTAAGATTTAGGGTAACCGAGCTCCGTTTCTACGGAGCTTTTTTATTTGAAGTATATTAGTGAGTTTGGTAAGGTACCTTTCAATCCCTTATCTCACCTATACAATTAGATGGTTTTTTCTTTAAACTAACCCTTTCACTAATATCTTTTATTACTTCTCTGACTTGAAAGTTTCTCCCTGAGAATTAGTCAATAAGTTCTTTAGAAGATAACTTAGTCCGGTAGTTATTCCAGTAGTAAGAATTATCTTCCAATCAAAAGTCAAGCTCCCTGCTTCAACAGTATTATAAACGATTGTCAATACTGAAGTTAAAACTGCAAGAATTAACCCCTTCCCTAAATCCTTCAAATCAATGTTTAAAAATGAACTATTCATATAATTGTTATTTGGTTTAAGAATTTTAAAGATTTTAAGATTCTAATTTGGTTATTCTCTTTTCGTGATCATCTACATCAGCATTCAATCTCTCAATATCTTTAGTATGACTAATATTATCAATTAAGATATTCTCTACTTTCTTTTCAAACCTATCTAATCTTGTTATAAAGGTTTGACCTAAGTACCCAATGATACCAATCACAATAAGCATTAGCCAATTTGTTAGTTCCTGTGGTGTCATACTATTTCAAGATTTAATTGTTCAGCAACATAGTTCCAAATGATACTATCATCAGCTCCCCATTGCTGAATTACTGAAGATGGAATTTCAATAGTACCTGGAAAGTAATCTAACCCATTTGACTGCAAAGTATAAGAAACCTTACCACTCCCATCATCAAAATGGTAATGATAAAAATCTTTTAGACATAAAGTGTCAATGGTGATATTACCTGTTTCAGGTGACCAAGTTTGTTTTTGTTGTATTTGTCTTGTATTCATTTTATTAATTGTTATTGTAGTTACTGTATAAAGATTGATCCATAAATATAAGTTGAACCTGGAGCTACACTCCAAGCCGGAGTAGTTGTTGTTATCTCAATATAATCTCCTGCAACTACTGATATGCTTAGTCCTGTTGCTGAAAATACTTTATCAAGTGAGTTATTTGCTGTTGATGCAAATGTAGTATTAGTTGTATTATTCAATCTTATACTTAAAGTCCAAGTTTCAGTTGATGTAGCACTTGTTGCCCTCATATAAATTTGGCCACCTTTAATAGTACCGGATTGTGGAATATAAACCCTTCTTAAAGCAGCAGTTGCTTGTACTGTCAATATAGGTATTCCAAAATAATAGGTTGAACTTGCAACTAAGTTTGTTGATGCAGCTCCTAAATTTATTGCATATCCTTTATTACTTAATGAAGTATAAATGTTACTTCTTGAAGTGTCTGAACGGAACTTAGTATAATATATTGTGCTATCTGAAATATTTAATTCTTGTGCTAATTGATTGTAAATGTTAGTTCTTGATGTATCACTTCTGAATTTTGTATAATAAATAGTTGAATCTGAAGTGTTCAATTTTGTATTAATTCTATTACTTAATGAAGCAGTATCTGAACTATTCAATTTAAGATTTATTCTATTGCTTAATGAACTTGTATCTGAACTATTTAATTTGATATTGATTCTATTGCTTAAAGAAGTAGTATCTGAACTATTCAATTTAAGATTGATTCTATTGCTTAAAGAAGTGGTATCAGTTGGCTTTAAATAATTAGTACCTATTGCATTGGTAACTGAAACTGAATGCCATAATGAATCTACTCTACTGAATTGTAATAAGGTTGAATCATTTGGAACTGCAGGAATCTGAACATCACTTAACTCATCTAACTGCCAACCATTCTCAATTTTTAATTCAATAGTACCTAATGTTGGATGAGCTCTAACAATAGTTCCAAGTTTTACTATGTGATAAGGAGCTAATGGTTTAGTAGTTGTATAACCACCAGCAACAGTTGGACTTAAGTACAACAAATCTCCATCAGTATAAGTTGATGTAGGTAAATTTAAATTCTCAATAGTTCCTGCCTGAATAACTGTTCCCTGAGAATTATTAGATATATCATTCTCAACAAGTGCAAAAGTAGAATAGGAATTTAATTCAGTATTTGCCTGAGCTAAAGCTATTGTAGGCAAGTTAGAAGAATGTTTCCCATTTATATAAATAACTGATCCTTTGGTGATTGTTACTCCTGAATTATTCCAAACCTGTGTCTTTAGTTTTTTTGCATAACTAACTCCATTAATGGTTATATTAGTATTAGTACCATTTCTTAAAACACTAATTGTTGAATCGTTTAATTTAGTTACCGAAGTAACCCATTTATTTATTGTATCTGAAATATTCAATTTCAAATTAAGTGCTGAAGTATCGGCCTTAGCATTGATCCTATTGCTTAAACTTGTAGTATCAGTTGAAGCTCCACCCCCTGAAATTACACTCCAGGTTAATGTCTTTGGATTGTACTGATAAAATCTATTATTGCAGGAATCAAAAGCAATAGCAGCTTTTTTAGTCAATGTAGTTCTGAGTGTTGGAACTCCACAGGTTGTGGGAATAGTCAAACTTGAATCAATGTCAAATCTTTTTACAGGACCATATCCATATTGTGGCATTGCCTGATATACCTGACTTTTACTAATTAATGAAATCAAACTAAATAAAACAAAAAGTAATTTTCTCATATTAAACTGATTAAACCGGCATTGAACAAGCATCAAAAGCTGATACTATACTTATATTAAAAGTTAAATAAACCCCACTTAAATAATCTTCAAACTTCTCAGTTACTGCATCCCAACTGATTGCAATATCAATAGTATAAGGATTGCTCCCCTTTCTTAAAGTGCTTATAATGTCAGCAGCTACTGAGTGCATATCACTTATGACATCAGTTTCAAACTCACCTTCAACCCCTGACTTATCCAAGAACCACATTTCAATTAAATAGGTTTGTTCCCTACCTGCATTTAACCCACCTCTATTGATAGCAAAAGAAGCTAAAGGGAATACAGGTTGATTATCCCAATTTAACCACTCTACTGGAGTTGCAAACTTTACTGTGTTTATCATTTTGTGAGTTTCCAGTAGTGTTTGTATTTCCTTTACTATTTGATTGTATGTCATTAAACTTTTGTTTTACTTTGTCAATGTACTCTTTTTTGTACCCTTTACTCATAAATATTTATTGATATAAAAATGTGAATACTTCTCCGGCCATTGCAATATCTCCTGTCGGTAATGTTACCACTCCACTTGTAATTTGAAGATATTGAGTATCATTTGTCGGTGAGCTTGTAATTGATTTACTAAGACCACCTCTTGCTGCAAAGTATGTAACCCTTCCTGACATAGCAACAATAGTGAATGTTGATTCCCCACCTGTTGCAACATAAGTAGCTACCAATGGACTTGGAGTAGTAGATGAACTATTCACATATCTTGCATTTCTTCTCTCAGCTCCACCTAAGTAAATTGGACAAGTGTAAGCTTTGTCCTCAGGGAATATTACATCTAACCCCATACCATAATTTAAATACTCACTATAAAGGGTATAATTCTCTTTTAAATAGCTTATCATTCTTGTATTGTAGAACTCAGCCATTGACTTATATTTCTGCTCTATAAGCTCCAAATCACCTCTTGATGGTGTATTACTTTCTTCAGCAGTTTTCTGAAGGAAACCCTTTGAGAATAATTGATAACCCATAACCATTGGAAGCATTGACATTGTGTACCAAATCAAAGCATCAGTCATATAGTCATCAATCAAAGTTTTCTCATAAACATTAAGATTATTTAATGTGATTCCTGATTGCAATCTTTTGTAAAGATTAGAACCGAGTACAGGTTGAATGTAAATATCCCCTGCTACCTTAATCATTGGAAATAATTGTTTTCCATCAATAGCATTGGATGCTCCAGTTCTACTCTTAAAAGTTTCTTCAGTTATGAATAGTATATTTTTGCTCATTTATCTTAATCTTTTCTTTTTACAATATTAGCTTTCCATTCGTGCCTGCATTGTGGACTATGAGTCCCATCAGGTTCAGTCCACCAACCCCCACATCTATCCCAAACTGAGTAACCCATTATCATTGATATTTGCTCAATATCTGAACGAGAATAAAACTTATCCAAATCTAACAATCTCTGACAAAACTTTCTTGATGGATTCCCATTATCAGCAACTCTCCACTCATAAGAATATCTAATAAGTATTTCAGTTACTTTCTTAGATGGATTCTTACCCTGAAGTTCAGAAATAGGAGCAGTCAATTCTCTTTCAACAATTGCATCAGTTCCTATCTTAGATTTGCTTTGCTTCAAATATTCATTATCTACTAAGTCCTGAATAGTTTGCTCTATATCCTTTATAGGTTGTTTTAAAGTACTTGCAATTACTTCAGCAGTGATTCTCTTATCCTTACTGATTAAGTCCAAAATATTGGCTTGTAATTGATTTAAAGAACTAATCTCAGCAAAGTATTCTTTATCACTTATTTCCGAAACTTTTTTTTTATCAATAACTATATAATTCTTTGAGCTTTCTCCGTGCTGAGCAAAAGCTTCAAGTAATCTTTCATCATTGGTCATTGAGAATTTTGCTATCTCATCTTTAGTCAATGGATCATCATCCAATCCCAAAAAGTCATTAACATCTTTATCAGTAAAACCAAAACCATTTTTAAGCATTAAACTTGCTTGTCCTTTGGTTAATTTACCAGTGCTAAATTGTCTAACAATCCTCATCACATTTTGATATTGTCTGCCGGTAAGATTCTTAATTGAATCATTGGATGGAGTTACAGGAGCTACATAAGGAGTAGCATCAACTTGTATTTCATTCTGAATTGCAACTGATCCATCAGCAGTAACTTGATTTTTAGCCAATGGTTCTTTACCCATTAATTCTCTGATTTCATCCTGAGTAAGATTTGCAGCCATTATAGATTCACTAAATTCAAAGTTCAATGGTTCAACCGGTTGTATTTTAAACTCCCCTGCTTCTCCCTTTAAATTCCTTAAATAAGTAAATATTTCTTCAAGCTCTTGCTGTCTGCCCTGAACATAAGTATTATTGAAAATCTGATAAGCATCCCTGATTTCATTACGAGCTCCTAATTGCCCATCTGATTTTATCCCAAATAAAACAGGAGAAGTGATTTGATGTGAAGCAAATACTTCCTGAGTGATTAAGTTATTTACATTGGTAAAATCTTCTTTGGTAAGCATTGTTTGTCCTAAGTCCAAAATCTCAGCACTATTCTCTTTTGACTTATTGAACATTATCACAACCCTCTTACCTGAATCACCTGTGAACTTCTTTAAAAGTCCTCTTTCAACTTCACCCTTATTTTCTTCTCCGATTGGATCACCATTGTTAAGATTAACAAGTTTAGAACCAACCCATCCCTGCTTAGCATTTCCTAAAATATGTCTTGATACCTCAATATCCGATTCAATGTAATTTAAACCCTGAAAATATGAAGGATAAGGATAAACTTCAGATGAAGGGTTATATTCCTTTATGTAAAGAATTTGACTACCCACAGGATCATTAACATTGAAAGCTTTGTATTCTCTTGGCTTCTCTTTAAAATCTGCCCAATCATTTTTAACAAAGAATGTTTGTAAATCTTTGCTAACCCTAACTTTATGGAACTCCAAATGATAAACCTCACTTAATTTCTTTGCCCTGTTCCAAATACATTGTAGATAGTAACCTCTGTAAAGCTCATCATCTTTAATGGCTTTCTTCATTACATCATTCCAAGTATCTTTCCCATTGGCTTGACCTGGTTGCTCAAATCCTTTCCCATAGATATAATTACATTTCCCTTTAACTATTGCACCGTGCTTAGGTGATTCATTAAATAGAGAAAGCAAATAATTGGGATAATCATTTTTCTCACCAAATTCAACCCAACCCTTACTCTTTAATTCTCTGAATTTAGGTTGCTGAGCTTGGTCAAATTGTAGGACTATGTGTTTGTAGTTATCCATTGTATGTTAAGAATTCGTTTGATTGTTCATTATAAGTTGTAGGTTCATAAGTATCAGCAGGATTCAAATACATATAACCTGATTCTAAAACCGGTCCAGTAGGAACTACATCAACAGTTTGTGCTCCCCTAATTTCATAAGTCCAAAATCCTGTATCCTCATTGTCAAAAATATTTGCATCAATTTGAAACTTCTGATATCTTACAAATGTACTTATATCTGTGTACCATTCCTCAACAACTGATTGAGTAATCCTATTTGTAAATTTAAAATAATAAATTGAAAAAACAACAGTTGTATTTTCTGCAGGAGTGCAGTAAATATTTATTGATGCATTATCTTTTGTAAGTATTATCATATTCATTAAAAAACCACCGACTTTTTAATCGGTCGGTGGCTTCTATTTTTATTTACTTATTTACTAAGTACCTGGAGTTTCTAAAGCTGCTACTATGTTTGCAGGAACAATTAAGAAATCTTCTCTCTCATTAGAGTTAAAAGTCATCATATATCCTGAACGATCTCCTGCAGCAGTACCTGATCCTGATTCACCAGTAGTCATATTCAAACCATATCCAACACCATACATTCTGCTTGAACCATCTGCTTCCACACAAACGAAAGTTAAACGATTTTTAGCAAGTGTATTAATGATATTTCTTACAGTAGCTGAACGGCTATTGATTGGGAACATTACTTCGTGAGTATAGAACAAAGTTCCATTCTCATTTGAAGCAGTTAAAGTATTTTTAGCAGAAGCAGTTGCTCTTGGTATTTCTATTTTGTAGAATCTTTTACCAGTTGATTTTGTTAGAGCAGTAACTGTTCCTGAAGCTGAAGTAACTCTTGAATTACCTGAAGCATCATATAATGCTGAATTTTCTATTACATAGATGGTTTCTATTCCACCTACCGACTCTTTGCAATCTATTGCATATCCGGCTGACAAAGCACAAGGCATAATATTTAGATTTAAAAAAGGGATAGGGTATTTGTAGCCCTACCCCTTTTGATTATTAATTTATATTTACTAATTAGATAGCTGCTAAGAAGCTAACTGTCTCAGAAGTGAAGGGGATAGCAATTCCGACCTTCCATTCTGCACGGAACCTGCAGTCATTGTTGTCGATGCTGTACCAAAATTTATAGTTAGTTTCTTCTGCTTCTAAGTCAAGTCCAAGAGCCATATTTCCTAAGCTTATTGCATAAGCATCACCTGTACCATTCAAACCATTTACAGGAACAACCTCAACATTAGTGCCTGGAAGTATGAAAGATTGTGCATTTACATCTTGTGGATTGTAGCTGAACAAGTTTAATGCTCTGTAAGCTAAAATCAACAAACGATACCAATCATATCCAACCCAAATCTTAACATCACCTTTAGCCATTACTTGAGCAGGGATTGCTTTGTAGATACCTTCAGTTGCAGCAACAACATTTGAAGAAGTTACAGTTGTGATTGTAGCAACTCCTGTGAAACCTGATACATTCGCATTTATCGGTGAACCTGCAGCAATTACTTTTTGAATACCATTAAATTTATTCAAGTTAGCAGTTGCACTTGCAGAATCTCCCTGCCATATTGCAGTTTCTAATTGAGCAGCAATACGAGCATTTTTCTTCTCTAAGTAAGCAGCTAAGAAATCAGCATTACCGAAATCTTCGTAAGTAGAACCAGCTTTCAATGCAGTTTGAGTGAAATAAGCTTCCAAATCTTTTGGACATATTTTTTCTTCAACTTTTATCTTGCCCGGAGTAAGTACAACATTTGAAAAAGTTGTCGTGCCGGAAGCATCAAAAGAACAAGATTGAGTAGCAAATACTGCATCAGTATCCATTGTAGGAAGTGCAGTTGGTCCTTTTACTCCTGTTAATACAATACCACCATCCATAATCATTTGCTGAGTTCTTGCTCCGATTACAGCTGAAGTTAATAAAGGTTGAACAAGCTCTTTAGTATAGGCATTCAAACCTGAAAATGATAAAGCCATTTTTTTAAGTTTTAATTGTTAATTATTATTTGTTATTTATTAAATAAACCTCTGTAATCTTTCATCACAGGTTCTTCGGTTTTAAAATTGTTTGTTTTTGAAACGATTGGATCAGCAGTTCCTGTTGGAGTTTCTGCTAATACCTGAGTTAAGTTTAAAAGTCCTTCAATTACTGAAGTAGCTTTTGATAATTTAGCTTCGTAATCAGCAAACTTTGCTTCATAACTTGCAAACTTCTCGTTTGTAGATGCTTCAAAAGCTGAGAATATTTCTTCCATTCCCATTTTCTTTTTATCCATCTTACCCATTTCTTCATCCATTGGAGCTTCTTCAACAGGAACGATAGCAGTGATTGCACCATTATCACCAACTGTGATAACTGTTCCATCTTCTAATTTGTGATCTCCAACAGGAGCAGGTACACCTTCAATAGTTACTATACCACCTACTGCTAATTCAGTTACTTCAACTTCAGTTCCATCAGCTAATTTAGCTTTTGTAGTTACTGCAACTGGAACTTCAGGAACAACCGGAGCATCAGCATTGTTTACTAACTCATTAAAAGTCATCTTTAATTTTTCAAGTATTTCTTTTGCATTCATAATCTAATATGGGATTTTTGTTAATTAATCTCTTTTAAAAGTTCTTCTATTTTTTTAAGTGCTTGTTCTTCAGGTGATAATTGCTTCTTTGGTTCCTCATAATCAAACAATCCTTCTACTGAAAACCCTCTCAATTCTCCTGATTTTACTTGATTCCAAACATCATTATTCTCTACATAAAAACTACCAAACCAACTACCATCAGCAACATCTTCAAAACCGGCCATTGGTAATACCCCTCTTTTCTTATCTACAATAAATGATTCAAACATTGTAACCCCTTCTACAACCTGTGAAGGATCGTGCATAAGATTTACATTTGATTGGTATTTTCTCTTAGCAAACTTGATTGCAATATCTTTGATAGTATCAGGACTGAACTTTACATAGTGCTCACCAAATTTCTCATTATCTCTATAAATAAGTTGGTCAGCCAACATCAATGGGCCTGATATGATATGTTCATCTTCACTGATAATCTGAAAAGAATAATTAATTTCAGCAAACTTTGAACCAATGGAACCTAGTTCTTTAACTACATCAGCATTATTATCATAGTGCTTAGTAATTCCTAATTCTTTTATCTTCTCTACTTTTGCCTTATTGGAACCGGTTGCATAAACTCTACTTTCAGCAATACCCAAATCTTTTGCAGTTTGTAGCATTCCTGTCAGCTCAGACCTGGCAGAAATGATATAAACAATCTTTCCTTCACCTATTAATTTTTTAGCTAAGTCCTTACCTCTTGATGTGCTTAAAGTATCATCATAGTCAATAGAAACCTTCTCTCCTGCAAATTCAGCTAACTTAGTATCTATTTGATTAAGTTTTCTTGTTGCCCATTCAACACCGGCATCACCACCCCAAGCTAACCACATTAACCTTCCACATCCATCACCTAAATCCTTTTGACTATTTTGCCTGTGCCTTTCAAAAGCAGACATTCTTGCAATAGTATCTCTGCTTATCGGTTCACCCTTAGCTAATTGATTTGCTCTAATCTTACCTACTGGAGTTCCACAATCACCCCAACCATTTTTCTCAGCCCAATCCAAAGCTATCTGAGCATTCTCTGAAGCTTGTTTAGGATAGTCATTGTAACTTTCTTCTGCAAAGTGCTCATCCCATAAACTGTTACAAATTGCAACTGCTTGTTCAGAAGGTTTGCCTTCATCAATTACATACTTTATACATCTTGGAAGGAACTCCTCTTTATGCTCACCCTTTGAAGGATTAATAAACTGCTCATTAAATGCTAAGAAGTCCTTTTTGATAGCCGGTAAATCTACTAAAGCCACATAGGAAACCTCTGATTCATCATTCAAAGATTCATTTATCTTAAGTTCATATATTGGTAAATCTTGAAACTTCATAACTTATAATGGGAATTTTATTTAATAATCTCTTTTAATTGAATCTTAGTTAATTCTTGCTGCCCTATTTAATCTTTGTATTCTCTCCTGATTACCTGATACATCAGATTCTAAAACAAATGCTCTTGATGTTGCAGATGCTAACTGATTTACCTGTCCCTGATTGATAGTTGTAGTTGCTACTTGTGGTTGAACCGGAGCAGTAGTATCACCTCCAACCCCACCACCTGAAGCACTACCTCCACCACCAATAGCACTTAATGCTTTTGCAGTTGCAACTATTGAAGCAGCTATATTTAAACCTGCTGAAACATTGTTTGCAGTACTTTCAGCAGTAGCTAAAGCAACACCACCAGGTAAAGCTGCATATTTTAATCTTGCTGCTGCATTTGCTGCTTTTGTACTTGTTATTATTTTTTGAATAGCTAAAGCATTTTGAGCTATAACTGCAACTCTTTGTAAATCTTTATTCTTTCCTGCAATTTGATTTAATAAATTAACTGCTGATTCTTCAGCTGCAACTTCAGCATTTTTAATATTTTGTTTAGCTTCTTGAACTGCTTTTGCAGTTGCTATATCATCTGCTGCTTGTTTTTCTTTTGATGCCTTATTCTTTTCTTCAGTTGTTTTATTATGAGCATCAAGCAAATCTTGTTGTTGTTGATTATAATTCTGCTCAATTAATAACTTTCTTTGATTGTATTCATCTTGAGTAATTAAACCTTTTTGGAGCAATACAAGTTGATCATCAATTTCTTTTTGTTGCTGAACTGCTAATTCAAATTGTTTCTTTTGGAATTCATCCTTAATTGATTGAATTCTATTTCTTAAAATAAGTTCATCAGTAGCTTTGTTTTGAGCAACTATATTTTCTAAACGAGCTTTTTCTGCTGCTGCTGCTTCCTGTGCTTCTTGCTCTTTTTCTTTTTTCTTTTGTTCTTTTAATTTATTTCTTTCTTCTTTTTGTTTATTAGCTGATTCATTTGCTTTTGCTTGTCTGTCTGCTTCAGCTCCTGCAATCTCTCTATTTGCAAATTCTCTTGCTTCTTTTAATAATCTTTGTTGTTCCTTTTCACTTAATTTCTTATTCTCTAATATTTCATTTTCATTCTTTCTAAACTCATTATTGGCTTTTATTTTTCTGACAGTATATTCATCATATTTATCAGCATTGAATTTTAAGAACCTATCAGTTTCTTCAATTTGCTTTTTATTGGATGCAATTAGCTTATCAGTTGCCCTTTGTGCTTCAGATGTTATCCCTACAAAGTCAGTGATGTTCTGAACTAAATCCATTATAAAACCACCAAGCTTTGCAAGTCCAGGAAATAGATTTGCAACTACCTGCTTAATTTTGTCAAAATTTGCTATGATGATTGGTAATGCAATAACCAAAAGTCCAATACCTGTACTGCCGATTGCAGCTTTCAAGCCATTAAAAGCTCCTACAACATTTGTCTTAAGTACTGTACCCAAATTCACAAAAGCATCTTTAGCTTCAAGTACAGAATTCAATCCCTGACTTAAAGCCATTGCTCCCTGAACTTTAGCAAGTGTCTTAGTAAGTTCTTCTGATTGATTGCCGAATAATGCCTGTGCTCCCTGAAGTGCAGAGAAACCACCAACAACTCCCTGAAGTGCTGAACTAAATGCTTTGAATTTAGCATCCGGATTGAAAGCATCAGTCAAAGCTTTTGCATCACCAATAGCATCTTTTAACCCTGCTGCCTTCTTAGCTGCATTTACTGCTTGTTCTGAAGTAGCTCCAAACTTATCAGATAAAGCTTGCACATCTGCCTGAGCTTCCTTTAATTGAGCTTTTAAACTCTTTACACTACCTTCTGCTCCTGAAGCATTAAATGTTGCTTCTAATGCAACTACTGTTTTTGGCATTCTTAATATTTTTAATTAGTTATAATATCTTAATTCAAATGATGCATTGGTGAAATATCCATCCCCTGTTGTTAATAAATCAATATCATAGTTAGTACCATAAGAAAACCTCAATGGCTTATCTATTGTATTCTGAACAATTATAAAACATTTAGTAGCAACAAAATCACCATCCCAATCAAACCCATAGGCACCTGCACTATTTCTTTTCCAATCAGGCACAAATCCCAAAGTATTTTCTAAAACTACTGCCGTTGGATCATCAGTACCGGATTGAGTTAATTGTGCAACATACTTCTTATATCCACCTGAAGTTACCCATCCACTAACATCATTATATTCCAATGAAGCTCCAGGTTGTCCTGAAATATCCAACCAGGTACCATCTATATTTTCAAAATATTTTAAGTTCATATTGTTAATTATAATTTGTTGATATAACTCTTAATAATTGCACTTTGCAAATCTCACCTGGAGAATAGTCAATAATCTTTTGCAACCTATAAAGCACTTGGTCTATTAGAATATACCTACCAAAGTCAAGATTATAAATATCCGATTCAGTGAATTTCATTTTGACAGTTAGTAATCTTGAATCTTTATCGGTAATCTCTGCTAAGTAAGATGAGTAATAAGCATTGAATAAATTATTTGATAAAGCTCCTGCAACCAAAGTGAAATAAAGTTCTTTAGTAGCTCCAAAGTTTAAATCAGAGTTAGGAGCATCCGGATCATCTAAGTGTCCTGCATAACCATACTCAGTTAATGCAGATGAAAGATTTGTTGTAGTTGATGGAGTTCTATCTTGAATATACCAATTTGATTTACCTGTAATCTTCTTTGCCTGAAGGATTCTGATATTAGATGCAACCTGTTGTTCAAGTCCATTATTCTTTTTATAAATAGCACTTACAATCTTATCTACTGCAACATTATTAATAGTATAACCAAGCAAAGTAGTAGCTGAAAATATTACTTCAGTTTTATCAGTTTCCTTTGCAAACTCAAATCCATTATCAAAGATTCTATCTCCATATCCTTCAGAGTAAAGTTTTCTATATTCCTCATTTTTCCAATCATTATCTGACTTATAAAGCATTTGATAATATCTTGCATTAAGCTCAGACATTGGTTTGATTCTTATCGGTTCACTCCTATCTACTTTATTTGACCAATCTAAATAAGTTGTCCTATCCTTATCATAAAAATCAACCCAGGGCTCAATGATAAAGTGCCTTTCCCTCATCTTATCTTCAGTAACCATTAAATAGAACATCTTTAAAATAGAAGCAAAGAAATCTTTTTGCTTCACATTTAATGGTAAGCAATCATTTATCTGAATAGTATCATTTATTGAAGGAGTTAATAGGATTGGTTTTTGAGCTTGTATATTTATTGATGAGTTCGGAGTGCTAAATCTTGTAAAATTCAATATTAAATTTGAATAGGTATATTGAGTTACTTGAATTTCAAGAGTATCATTTGTATTTAAACTTAATGCTGAACTATAAGTATAAGAAAATGGGAAAGTGTATGTTGCCTGATTATTTGGATTTGCTGGATTGTAGGGGGGATTTCTTTGTGATTGTTCAAAATAATATTGTTTTCTATCAACAATAATACCATTTCTTAAAAAGTCAATATAATAACCAAGTGAAACCTTATAAGGATTTGCTGAAGCACTTTGTTCATATAATTTAACTGTTCCCTGAATATTTATATTTGCATTGAATGTTGAATTTATCCCATTATATTTTAATCTTAAAGGATATCCATATTGATTATCTTCCTGAGTAAAAGTATCTCCAATTACATTTACAAATGGGAATCTTCTCCAGGGAGTTGTAGCTATGCCAACAGTAGAACCATCCAATCCTGAATTTAATGCCTGAGTTTTATTTACTAATAATCTTTCTTGATTGTTAGGAACTATTAATCTTTTAGCAAAATTTGTATTAAAAAAGTTAGATTCCCAAGTGTAACCATTATCAGTGATTATCTTATCCAATACTTCTTTGACAAATACTGCCGGCCTAAATGCCCTGAAGTCATAATCTTTCTTATTAGTACTTACATTACCATAGTCAATTAATGGATAGTAATAACCATACCCCTGATTAGCATTGTTCCAACTATTTGTAATATTAGATATTGAATAAGAATGATTGTAAGCTGCAAAGTCAAGTTCCTCTATTTTCTTATTTCCTAATCGTGCAAAGAAACCACCAAGCTCACCAAATAAAGCAATCTCATATTCAATCAAATGACCATCAACAATAATCTCCAATAATCTCAAAGTACCTTTAATAACCTGAACCCCATTATACTCCATTCTCATTTTAGCTGATCTTGAAGCATTGAAATTATATCCAACATTTGCAATCCCATCAATAGTAAAGTTAGCAGCTCCAAACTCAAAGATATTACCAAGCAAACTATTATTGTTAGCAGTACCTGGAAGGACTATTGTTTTACTGAATGCAGTTGCCTTACTATCAAGATTCTGCAAATCATCTACTGCATAAGTTATCTGATTTGTAAATCCCTGATTGACATCAAGCTCATTATCTTCTATAAATAATCTAATCATATTAATCTATCTGCTATTATCTTAAAAATCCATATCTTGTTTGATTCAATTCAACTTCAATTTCCAATACCTTCAACCCATTATTTTGATTAGTTGAATATTCATAGTTAGTATTCTTTATTGTTACCGGCATTAAAAATCCATCAGTAACTTCAGGGAAGTTTGCATAAATTTGTGGACTTGCAATTAACTCAGCTAACCAAATATACTCCTCATCAGTAGGGTAATTCATTGTAAGCTTATAAGTCCAATTCAATTTACTGCCATAGTTTATCTTGGTTTCTTGTCTTGGATAAAAATCTACTGAACTTGCACTAGCATTTCTCCAATCTTTTTTATTATATGATTTCCTTTCTATATCCATTGTCAATCTACTTGCTAAGTCAAATCTTGCAGTGTCAAACATTCCATATTGATTCATAAAATGTAAATCAATAGGATCATACTTCGGATTGCAATCAATATAAACTTTAAATGTATCACTGATAATTTCTCCAGTATCATAATCTATAACTTCTATATTATAATAACTTGTATTTGAACCTATTTGGGTTGCACCATTAGCAGCTAATAATGCATTTAAAGCAACTGGAGCAATATTTAATTGAGCAAATTGTGTAATTTCTGCACTTGCTCCTGCTCCTGCTTCATAGGAATTAAATATTGTAATAAAAGAATTACTTGCATTATATTGAGTAATTTGAAAACCAATTCTCCGAGCAGTATCACTTATGTATGGAATAAGTAAATCTCCATCTATTCTGCAATTAGCTTTTTTTGGTCTATTAGTTAGAAATTTTTTATTTATTAATGTAGCTCCATTTTTTCTATTAAATAAAGGAGCTGCAAAATTATAAGCTTTTCTTGTCCCTGATGCTTGATTTAATAAAGTAACTAAAGTACCACCTGATACATAAGTGCCTGATACATAAGCTCCCCCTGAAATATACTCCTCACCAAATCTGATGTCATAGTTAATAGCAATCTGTCCTGATTGATTCGGTTCAGTTATAAATATATTATCGTGATAACTTTGATCATCAGCATAAGCAATCATCCAACCATAATCAATTTCATTTCTTACTGAAGGACCTGCATCAAAATAACCATAAGCAGTAGCAGGATCAGGATAAAGTTTCACCCTAGTTAATTGATTACCATTTGCATAAATATCAAACACATATTTAAAATCAGGCATCCCTGAAGCATTTGAGAGAGCAGATGCAAACATTGTATCTTGTGTAATATAATAATTTAAATTTTGCTCTGCCTTAGTAAAACCACTAACTATACTCATAACTATTTTTTTGAACTTTTTAATTGTAAACTTAAAGCAACATCTTCACCCAATCCTTCTGCAATATCCTGTTCCCAGTTTGCAAACACCTTTTCAAAAGCATCAGTGAAGTAGTCAGTTTTCTTAATACCATACTTTTTGATATTATAAATAAGTGTATCTACTTGTCTATCAATAAGTGATTTCTTTTGACTAAACTGAACTCCCTTTCTTTCAAGCCCTATCCCTCTTGCCTTATCCCCACCTGTACTTCTTACCTTTGCTTTGCCTGATAAGATGTATTGTTTTATACTTGCTCTACCATCTGCACTCATTCCATAATTCTTAAACTTATATGGACTTGTAGAAGCATTCTTTGAACTCTTAACACCCTTTACCCCTTCATTGACAAAATCATAATAGTCAAGCATTGTAATAGTCAATCTCTTTCCATTATTATCAATAATAGGATTGATTGAATCAGCTAATTCTCCACTTGCTGAAATCTGTCTTTGCTTCATTAAATCTTCAAGCACTCTTTTAAATTCAACACCATACTCCTCTAATATGCCTGAAGCAACAAAAGATACAAACTCATCTCTTGAAGTACCTATTTTACTTATTGCCCTGTCTCGTGCTCTGCTGAAGCTTATCGGCATCGTACTTATTTTTTACTTTTATATAAGATAAATCATTTAAAAACTGAAAAACATTCAAATCCCAAACCTCATTTAAACTGATATTTTCAAATTCTGATACCAATTTGGCATTAAACATCCATCCATAACTTTTTTGAAATTCATCAGGTGCTGGTTCAACATCTCTTTTTCCATCTGCTCTCCCTCCAAAGAGTACTGTAAAACTCTCATTGATTCGTTGAAAACTGCCCAAAAAAAAACACAAGCTTGATAGCAATGATCAAAATCTGCTTGTAACATATCTTCAGCATACTTTGAATGATTATCAGCTTTGTACTTATCCTGAACTAACCCTTTCCAACTCCATTTCATTGGAGTACACATTGTCGCCATTAATTTATGAAGATTACCTACAACATCACTTCCGAAAGTTGCAGTTTCTACATACCTACCGGCAGTCATTTCATTAATCTCAAAGTTTAACCAATACCATTTACCATTTGCCTTTATCAAGTTTTTAGGTTTGCCTTTAGTAATTTGCTTACCGACATTGTCAAAAGCTTTCTTAATCTTAGCACATAACCTGTTAAACTTCTTAACCGACATCTTGTTAATCTCAAATTCACTCTTGCCGGTATAAGCTTGAACCAACAAAATTGATTTGTCAATTTCCTCCATCTCAGTTTGAGAGATAGTAAATAAGTCCTGAAACATCTTAATGGTCATCTTAGTTGTCATCATACTATAATGGGATTTTTTGTATTTGTTATCTTTTAAATTAAATATATCTATAAACACCTGAGAATTTATGGTCATTCTTACATTTGTTAGCCAATCCTAAAGCATTCACACAGTCATCGTGGTACCCATCCGGAGCATTATATCTTACCCCTGTTGAAGTGTACACATACTCAAATATCTCTAACTCTGATTTTATAGGTCCTTCAGGGAATCCTATCTCTTGTTTATGTATTGTGGATGCAAGAAGTTCCATTAATTGCTGCTTCGATTGGGATGTATATTTAAAACCATACATCCTCTGAAAGTACCTTTGCAAATCTTCAGTAATAGCATCACCCACTCCAGTACTATCAATGATAATAGGTTTGCTCCTGTCTAAAGTTAGTATTGTTTCCTTAGTAGTTGCCCAATCCTTCTGAAAGCGATTATAATAGGCAACATTCCCATTTATATCAAGTCCAATGATAACTGTCCAATCGACTGACTTCGCCAAATCTATGCCATAATACATAGGTTCTAAAGTACTCAATGGCTTAGTGCATAAAGTAATAAAATTATTACCAAATGGATTGGCTGCATTCTCCATAGGATTGGCCATATATTCCTGCTCAAATACTGCTTCAGGCAGTTGCCTTCTTGCATCATTGATTTCATCTACATCAATATAAGGATTGTCATAAGTGCTGAACTTGTAAGATTCCCAATCTTGATCCTGTTTGCAATAAAGTTGATAAAAGTAATTCTTACCTCTTGGAGTAGATAAAAATAATGCTCGTCCCTTATAATCAGTTAAAGTGGGACGAATGGAATTCAACCATCCATCCTCTAAGTTAGGAATGAATGAAGCTTCATCCACTACAACAAAGTGAAATTTACGACCTCTTAGGTTATCCAATCTTTCACCTGTAAAGAACTCAACTGAACCCCCATTGGGAAAGTATATAACTAAGTCAGATTTGTTGTATTCAAACTGGACAACCTTAATCAGTTTCTCAAAGAATGTCTTAGCAAGTTTATAAGTAGGAGTGATGTAAGCAACCTGATTCCCTTTAAGTGCTTCTGATATGATTTCAATCTGACTGAGTTCTGATTTACCAAACCTTCGACCACACATAATAACTCTAAATCTTGATTGGCTATCAAGTATTCTTTGTTGGTTGATATGTGGTTCTGAAAGTTCTATTCTCATAATGTGTTTTATAATGCACAAAAACAGCTTGAATGTGTAGGATATGCTACTTTATACCCTATCGCATATAATTTGACAAATTTTGTCAATTTTATACCCTATCGCATATAATTAAAGGATTGTCTTACCCTTAATAAATACTACTTCAATCTTTCCTGTATTCTCAACTGCCTGAGTTTCCTTTGGCTTTCCAAAAGCTCTATTAATGATAATCTCTAAGTTCCATAAAGAACCCTTCCCAAAGTCCTTTAAAATGGCTTTACCTATCATTCTTTCCAGTACTGTGCAATCCTTATTATCTACTATTTGTTTTATCTCATCTTCAGTAAGTGCTGCAATATTTTTAATACAATCCACTATCTCTGAATTAGAATATCCAATGTCTGATATTTGTGATACCAATTTTCTTGGAGCTCCTTTATAATTTCTCTTAGGATCAAACCCTTTCTTAAATGGTTTTAAATTCTGCTCATTAGCCATCTATCTTTGATTTATAGTGTTCAATAACTCTTTCCATTTCAGCAGCATAAAATGTGCCGAAATCCTTATATCCCTTATTATCTTGTTCATATAATCTAAATAAAGTTCCTCTTAATCTTTGTGATGGAGTTTTTTGATGTTCCAAATCTGACTTTAAAGAATCAAGCAATTCAGTTTCCTGCTTTGAGAATGGTTCCGACTTCATCCCAATATAGCAAAACTGCTGATTCAAACTAAATACATCAGATGCCTGTGCAGGATTTAACTCCTGAGTTCCAATGATTACCTTTAATGTCTTATCCTTTCTTGTAGCAATAGATTCTATTTGTCCGGCAAGTAATATCATTTATTGAATGTTTTAAATAAGTTAGCATCTATTACTGATTCATCAATATACCAATCTTCAAATGGACCAAATCCACAAAGAACATCAGGAGCAATCAAAGTATAACCCTGATTCAATAGAAGTTCCCTGCTCGGCATTATAAATCTCTTATCCATATAGGCATCAGTTTCATAAGTGATTATTGAAAATCTTGTCTTACTCTTTAATACCTGTTGGAGTGCTTTGTAACTAACCTCTGAAGGATCAACATCAATCTGCAAGTAATCAATCCTCTTTTTAGTAGGATAGTCAAATGTCAAAGCATCTGCAATCACTAAAGGATTCTTTCTTTTCTCTTTCCAAATCTGCTCACATTCATTGCTGATATCTATACTTAGTCCTGTCCAACCTAACTGCTCTAAAGCATAAGTATTAGAAATATCAATGGGATGAGAAGCTCCTATCTCTAAGTACTCCCCAACCTTACCATTCATCATATGAATTACAAAATCATCTTGTCTTGCTTGGCTATACATTCTTAAATATTTATAATGGTTTCTCTTGTATCTAATAGGGATGAACAGGTATGACCTGGAGCTTGAACTAATCTATATTGACCACCCAACCCCATTGCAACTGTACTCCAAGCTGAATAGCATCCGGTGAACATTACTGCATCCTGAATTAAATGAGCTCCTTCTAAGAAATCACATTCAATGTAGGATATATCAGTTCCAAAGGTATTGTTGAATAAATGATATTCATCTTTGTAACCTATGAAATAAACTTTATCAGCTATTGATTTTAAATACTCTACTTCCTTTGCCCAATCAAAATTCCAATCTTCATAGTTTGTAGTCCTGTTAATGATTGCATATTTCTCCTTAGTGCTTGGTTTGTATGGTAATGATAGCCATCCTTTTTTCCACTCAGGATCAACAGGAATGTTTTGCCCTCTGAAGTGAGCTTCAACTAAGTTATTAAAATGGCCTGCATAGTCCCTGAATCTATTTAGATTGTATCCATCAAAATGCCCATCACCAATTTCAACTGAAGTGATGTAAGGTTGCATTGCAATAAGTTTCTTAACTGATTCTGACCTTTGCTTATCAAAATTTGAAATAATTAACTTACCCCCACCCATTGCTTTGATTGTAGGTAGTGAGAATATTATATCTCCAGTAGCTCCTGAATGTACAAATGTGTTCATCTCTTTTAAATTTCAGTTATTAAGTTTAGCAATTTCAGATTCATACCACTTATAAGCAGTATTTAAAAACTCAGCCACACATACAGGACAAGTGTTCTGATACCTGTAATTAGGATCATAACTCCTATAAGCTTCAAGTACCTCTGCCTGAATGTGATGATGAAAGGAAACTATCTCACCACATTTCATATACAAGTCATAAATGTGCTTATGATTTGATAAGGTTTTCAAATGTGGATTTTCTTCTGACATTGATGTCTTTAAGATGGTACTTTTTGTTTGCCCACTCGTAGATTTTTTGGCCATAATCTTCTCTTGCATTTTTATTGTTAATTAAGAACTTTAAATGTTTGTACCAATCCGATTGATGCTCAACCCAAAATACAGGAGCATCAGTATCTAAAGCATAAGGATTGACTTTACTCACTACAACAGGGATTCTCTTACAAGCTGCTTCCAATAGTTTAAGATTGGATTTACAGGAATGCCAGGGTGAGTTTTCTAAAGGAACAACCATAATATCTGCATAGTTGTAAAGATTCATATACTCAGTAGGATTCAATCCTGCTATTCTTGCCCAGGGTAATTGACCATTTGCAGTAAATGAATTAAACATCTTATCCCATATCATTTTACTCACAGGATCTGAATCAGTATAACCCCCAAGAACCATTTTAATTTTGGATGAGAAATCAGTTAATCTCCTGAATGGGTATCTAAGTATTGACATATCGTGCTCGTGAGTAGCTCCCCCACACCAAAATATCCTTACCCTTTCATCTTCTTCTTTGAAGTCAGTGAACTGGTGCTCTCCATAAGGTAAAGCATTTGGGAATATCTCAACATTGGAATTGAAGGGATAAATCCTTTCTGCAAGTATTTCATTTGTACAGGTAACTAAGTGAGCTTCCCTGAGATTGTTTTCAATAACCGGCTTGAACTCAACATAGGAATTATAGTTGATGTGGTTTGCAGGGAGAATCCAATCATCATCCATATCCATAACTATTTTAGAACCCATTTGCTTTTTAACCTCAGTCCAATCTTGATCCATTACTGACTTCCTATTGTAAAGGATAATATCCCATCCTTCCTCTAACTTCTCATAGGTAGGTATATTTGTAACAAATCCGGTGATTCCATTCATAAATGCCATAGGCAAAACTACTCGATGAAATCCACACCCTGATTGGTGATGACTCAAACCAAGAATCCTCATAAATTTTCATTTTTTAACTGATTAACATCCAAATATTTTTTTATGGACTTCCCTGTAATAATTATATCTTAATTTCTGACCAGCTCCATCAAGTTCTTCTAAAATAACTTTTAAATGATAATATATTAAATCATCTAAACATTTTTTATCTATTTCAACTGCATCAGGAAGTATTTTTAATAAATCCTCTTTTAATTCTTTTGCTTTTTGTTCAGGTGTTTGTATAAATATTTTATCCATTGTTTTCATTTTTTAATTGGTTAATTATCATAAAAGCATTACAACCGATTGCAAACAAATGACCATACTTCTGCTCATCTGAATAGTTGCCCTGCATAATTTCAATCGTGTGCCTAAATAGAGCTTGTTTAAGGGACTCTACATCTATTGGCTTAGTCCAATTACCTACTGGATATTTCCCCCTGTTTAACTGCATCCTTTCAGCCATTCCTTTGATATACTCAAAATCAATATCATATATAAGTTTTGAATCAGTTTCCTTTATGCCTGAATTTCCTGATAGGATTGATTCTTTTCTTATTGGTTCATTAAGTCCATACATCATAATTATTTCATTTTAGTTCCTAAGTAACCTGCTCCAAAAGCTACTATTAAAAAATAAGTTGCACTAATAGGCAACAAGTAAAGTGCAACTGCTGACCATACCGATAAGCAAGTAACACAATCAAATGGCTTGATCCTGTTATGTGGCATTAACCCAAATCCCTTTTTAAATGCTGAAGGTATCCCTGCAACATTCACAAAGTAATAGGCAAATAACCAAGCACCTAAAGGAATCCATATTAACTCATTCATAAGTTATCATTTATAGCTTTCTTAAGTTCATCCTTTGTTTTTTTAACTACCAAAAAGATATGCTTCTTAGGAACTGAGAAGTACTCTGCAACCTTTGTACAGGACTTCAGCTCAACATACTTTTTAAAGATGATTGATTCGTGAGCTTCATTTGCATTAATAGTCAGTTTATGGTTCAGCTTGTTGATAGCATAGTTTGACAAATCCTCATCAGGATAAGTATCATTCCCATAAATTGAATTGAAATATTCTACATTCTCAATAATGTCTGCTCTTTTGTATTTCTTAAAGAACTCACCCTTTGTGCCGGTTCCCATCTTCCAAAGTATCCTCAAAGTAAAACCGAGCAGGTTTCCCTCTCGGTTCAGTTCTATTATCTTTTTGC